ACTGGGAGACGATAAAGGACATCTTGATTGGCTTGTCGTCCAACCCCGTCTCGGGGACGGTGACAGGATCTGGCTTTGCCAACTCTTCGACAGCCTCTTCGGGCTCAAGATCGTCTCGTCGCATCGCACGAACCATCGCACGAATGTCCAAGATAATCATGTTCTTCGTGATGTCCAGCAGGGACATGACGTTGGTCTGATCGACGACCGGGAGCAGCTCCTTGGCAATCGTCCAGCGTAGCTCGCGGAGAGCTTCGAGGGGGATCGTCAAGTCGATGACGAACTTCTTATAGATCTGGGCGAGCAGATTCGCCTTGGTCGATTTGATCTTGAGTTCACGCTCGGCGTAATCCTCAAAGTTCTTGTAGCTGTCGCCAGCTTCGTCTTGCCAGTCCTTCCAGTAGCCGTTGTTGCGGCACTCATAGAGGGTCTCAGCCAGAACCATCTGGAGCTTGTCGCTTCCAGCTTGGGCAGCGGTTGAGATCTGACGGAAGGTATCCCGTCGCTCTTCGGGGGTCATGTCTTCCCGAATCATCGGGCAGAACACAGTGGATGTTTCGTCCCAAATACCCATCGCAGTCGTCTCGACCGTGACTAGCTCTGTGGACTCAACATCGGGGGTAGCATCTTGACTCATGGTAGCCTCCTGGTAAATGTGGGCTCTCCTAACATTAGGAGAAGAGTGGTAATCTTTCCGGGTATGGCACTAATCTAACAAGGTTCTCGGCGGACGTCAACCCCTTACTTGAATATTTCTTTTATTTCGTCTATCCGCACTGCGATGAATCCGGGTTTGCCCTTTCTCCACCGTATTTTACGGCACTGAAGCTCTACAACTTGACTATCGTCATTCCAGATTATTTCCTTTAACGAATCCAGAACGGGTTTTGTCAAATTGTCCAGATCGGTCTTCTTATCGCAGAAAGTCCAGGAAAAGGGAGGCTTGGCTGAAAGAGGGAAAGGAAAGCAGAAAACGATCCGCACCCGCACCAAGCCAGAGAGGTTCCGCTCCCCTGGCATGGAGTCCTCAAACTTCTCGCAGAGGTCCCGGATGTACTTCTTCTTTTTGGGATCTGTGTAGGCTCCTCCCCTGCCGATTCGCACCGACTGTTTTGCCTGGGGAGTCTCCTCGGCATAGAGGTAGTGGCGTTCCAAGACTTCGTAGTCTTTATGCCAGTTGTCAAGCATGTCGAGTGGTAGCATTAAACCTCTTCCTTTCTTGTTACATAAGTCCAACAAGTTTCGTTGTGACTATACAGAAACTTGGAAGGCACTAATGTGACGTTTGACCACCGCAGAATACCCAAATTTCTTTTCAAACTGTTAAAAAGCTTCTTATAGGCTTCGTCTGTTAAGGGAGTTCGTGTAGCCATGGGAGGTCCGGATTATTAGTCTGCTGTTCGATTGTCCAATCCCGAAATTGACCTGCTGCATACTTGTTGAAACAGGGTCCGCACTGCGGGCACTTCTTCGCTCTGTTGTCCGAGGCAGAGGTGCAGGACGCACCTGACACAGGGAGTGTTCTAGTCTTGATCGCGTCCCAGATAAGATCGCACTTTCCTTTGACGATGTTCCAGTAGGAAGGGTCCCTCTCATAGAGGATTGACTTCATCGTCATCTTGTCCCGGTTTAGGAAAAGGAAGACGGTCTTTCGGTTCCCTGTCACCTTCTGGTAGGTGGCGGCTTGCATCTTGTGACCATCGGTCAAAGAGCTAACGTCGGTCAATGAGGAGTAGGTGTGATCGTTCGTTGTTTTGATTTCAAGGTCGGCCTCGTCCCCTGGATCAATATCCCAGATCTGCTCAAAAAAGCTGTGGGGGTTCTTCCGCACTTTGTAAAGATTATCAGAGAGGAATTTCAATCGGTCGAGCGAAACAATTCCATCACCCTTGCCTGAGAGTCTCTCTTCTTCGAGGTAAAACTTAGTCTCCACAAACCTCCAAGGTTTGGTCTCCCGACTTGCGTATTGAGAGACTGCAGCTACTGCGTCTGGATGGTAACCTTCAACGAGTTGGTTAGTGACGGTGTGCTGCCACATACCCTTTAACACGCCCATCGGTCCCAGGATGTGGTCCTGGAAGAACTCGTGCATGAATGTGCCGCTGTCCATCATCAGCATGTTCTTGAACTCGGGTGGGCTTGAGAACTGGGGGTTCCAGTAGTTGAGTACAAACTCCCGAGGGCAGACGTAACCAATCCCCGAGGGGTAAAGTCGGTCTCGCGTTCCGATCCTGCCGGGGAACACCTTAGAGAATGCGCGAATAGCATTGGGGAAGTTCGTGTAGATCTTAGGGTTCCGAAGTTCCTGTAGATCGGCTTTCATCTTATCTGCGGCTTTAAGTGAATCAAGGATTCCCATTTAGTTTTTTCGCCTTTCTAAGTTTTCTAAGCTCTCGTCTATACTCTTTGGGTAAGTGCTCTCTTTCGAGGATCTCAGGATCAAATTGAGTCCAAGAATGTCTTACATATTTGGTTCGGACTCTTCGGAGAAGATCGCCATCCCTCCAGATTGACTCATAACTTCCAGTCTTAAAATTGTAGTTTGGGATCTGGTTTCTATCTTTCAAAAGTCTCCAGGCCACTACCTGATAGCGATTTGTGGAGAGTGACCAGTTGTAAAAGATTACCTGGGCAAATACCAACTTCCCAGCATCGTCATAGAAGTGATTTATCTCCGTCAAGTCTACTGTATCGCGAAGGGCTCCAGCATCGTTTAAAGTCAGGGCTGTAAGGAATAGTAGTGCAACCATGCGTCGTACTTATGTCGTTACATATAACCAGTAAAAATCTGTGTAAATCTTTGCGTCCGCATACAGAATCTTTACTGGTACTATACTGTGTTCAAGAGGTAAAGGATTCCTTAAATTATACCACCTTCTCCAGTATTGTTTACAGTTATTTGTTCGTCTCATTCTTTCGATGGACGTAGGCCCATTTCAAGCTAGGGAGTATTAGGTAGACTTGATAGAGTCTCTTGAAGGGGACTACAATCGTAGTGGTGTCTGACTGCATCTGCCGCCACTCGTAGTAGTATTCACTATTCATCACCGCTCCACCAGATTTTAAAACGAAGCCATTTAACCTGCCTCCACCTACGGAAGCGAACACTCCATTTCTTTTCGTGCTTCTCGTAGTAGACAGCAAACTCAGGGTCTAGGTCTTTGACCATCTCCAGAACACTATTGTACTTCTTACCCATCACCGAATAACTCCGCGAACTTATCAAAGGGAATGCACACCCACTGCTGCGGAACAGTGTGGGCATGCTTTGCAAATGTGAAAACAAAGGCGGGGTCTTTGCTCTCCTGGCTTGCCTCCCTGCAGATCTTTACGAAGTCGGAAGCATTAAGTGTCAGACGATCCCCGAGGGTCTCTTTGGAATCCAAAACGAAGTCGTCTATCTGGACGTCTCCCTTCTTATCTCCCGCTCCTGACATAGGCACCCGCTTACCTCCCAGGTCATCAGCTATCTGCTGCTCCGTCTGGAGTGTCTGGGCTTTGACACTCTGGCGTCTCTTCTTGCTCCCCATTTGCGACTCTGCCATCAAGCTCCTCCATCTTTTTTAAAAACCTGTCAGCCGCTTTGTCAGCGACATCTGCCGTAAAGGTGCGTCTCTCTTAAACCTGTCTGCATAATCCTCTCCTATTATTAGGCGACTACCAAGGATCGGCTCCAAATGCCATTATCACATCCCGCCATACTCGACGCATGAAATCGGGATCGGCTTCTAGCTTATCAATGAAGTCTCGCTTGATCCTGAAGTTGGTGCTTCCATAGTTCCAACCTGACTTCGGGTCTTTCGTAAGCATACCATGATCCGCGCAGAGTTTCACGATAACGGCAGCGTTGTTCACTTTGCCTTTGTCGTCACCCTTCAAGGACATGGTGAAGGTGTGGGTACACTTCGGTGTGAAAGTCTTGTTCTTATTCATCACACCACCGTAGATACCCTCCCCAAATTCAGTTTTGGAATCGTCCTGGACTTGGGCAGGTTTGCAGTATTCGATGATAGCTGCGGCGAACCTTTGCCCCTTTCCGTTTGGCAAGGTACGGTTGTCTCCGTACATAATCCCCAGCTTTTCCCGGAACTGATTTAGTGCGAGGACACAGGGTCCGCTAACACCGTCTTGGGTTGCCTTTGCGAGAGCAGCATTCCACTTGCGCATGGCTTTGTTGGTCAGTCGGGCACCGAGGCCCATCTGCCAATCTTCGCTCGAACTTTCGTACTCTTTGTCAGGAGTCATCGCGGCGATTGAATCGACGATGATCAAATCGAACACCCTCTGCTCAATCGCTTTGGTGACTAGGTCTACCGTTTGCTCTGCCGAAGCAGGTACAGCAATCGAGTAGTTCTCCATGGCCCAACCGTTGAGTACAGCCCAGTCTTCATCAAAGCTATTCTCCACGTCCACGAACAAGGCAGTCCCTGGAGTGAACTCCGTAAGATCCTTGAAGTGTGACTTGTGGACGTGCGTAGCTTTGTCGTATTCCTTGACTTGCTCTGCGGCTTTCAAGCAGCGAAGAGTTTTACCACTGGACTCGGCTCCCGCGATGATGTTGATCCTAGAAAAGGGCCAACCTCCTCCCGTTGCTCCGTCCAGCCCAACGAACCCCGTACACAGTCGTCGAAGGTTTCGGTTGGCTCCGGGAGATTGGATAATCCCGGCACCGAAACCATCGTTGACTGACGCACGAAACTCGTCGAACGTCATCAAAGGTTTTTCTTTCTTTGCCACTAGGCGCTCGCTTTGTCTTGACGGAATTGCTTACATGCTGAAACCTCTGTGCCCATCTTGTCATCGACAAAGGCTTTTGCAGCAACGTAAGCAGGGGATAGTTCTTCGACTGGGGTGGGAAGTTCTACTTCCACCGAGATCTGGACAGACTCATAGTTCCCAAGGTTGATCGTCATTCGGGAACCCGCTCGAACCTTTGCAAGAGGTACACCAGGATAGGTCTTGACTTCGATGACTTCGACGTCCGTATCTTCCGTCGTAACGACTGCACCTTCCTTATACGTGCGGGAGATTTCTAAGAGACCTTCGGAGGTTCCTTTGTCAGTAGTTTTTTTAGCCATTAGCTTGGTCCTTAAAGTTCTGGGAGTTATAGAAACGAAGACGCTTGTTTCCAAGTGCTTTCATGTAGCGAGTATTCCAAACAGGATCGATAATCAGGAGGTTCTTTTTTCCTGAGTCTTTACGTTGGATTCGTCCAACCACCTGTTCGATGTCCCCGGCGGGTGTTGCCAGGAATAGTGTATCAAGTGAGGGGATGTCTGTCCCCTCTGCCATCTTGTTAAACGTGGCGAGTACGATCTTCTTCGACTTGGACTCTTCCAGCTCTGCGGCCTTGACCGTTCGGCCTTCGACCTTCCCGGCATAGTAGCCTACGTCGGTGAAGCCTTGGGCCTCTAGCATCTTCCGGATGGTTGCGAGCTGCTCCGTTCGGTGGGAGCAGACAAGGGTGTGTCTTCCTGCACTTGCGGAAGTCAAAATCTGGGAGACCAGCCAGTAGGTGTACGCTTCATCCTCTGAGATCGACGTGACCCACTTCGAGTGGTTGATTCCACCACCGTGGAGCTTGAACTGGGAATCCCGGAAACGAGTCTGCCAAGGGATCTGCACATACTCAGCCGGGAGGCTCTTCACCTTGGTCGTGTGGACGACCGGTCCAATGTGGTGGGTCCAGACTTCGTCCATCCCATCCTTGCGTCGGAATGTGGCAGAGACTCCTAGCCTGTATCTCGCGCAGGGGGACGATAGAGCTATGCTGAAGGTCTTCGCGGGGAATCTGTGACATTCATCATAGATAACCATCCCGAACGTCTCCCAGAAGCCCACAGGGATGCTCTCGCGGCGAGCCCAGAGGGTCTGCGCGGAGGCTGTGACCATGTGGTGTCCTCGGTAATCCCACTCGTCTTGGCAGACGTTCCCGATACTCGCTCCAAAGAACTGCTCGGCTGTGTCCTTCCACTGCTGGGCGAGATCCGTCTTGGGAACCACAACCAGGGTGGGGGTGTGAAGTTTAGAAGCAATGGCAGTACCCATCACGGTCTTCCCAGAGCCGCATTTGGCCTCTAGTAGCCCTCCATAACATCCTATTCGGAAATGCGACAGGAGGCTCTTTACGGACTGCTCCTGGCCTTCTCGCCACGATCCCTTGAACTGCGGCCAGACTCGGGGACGGTTGAGGGTCATATCCCGGAGTTTCAGGTCCAATTCTCGGGCGTAGGCCCACTCGCGGGGAACACCAATCAAGCCTGGACGAGATTCGTCGAAGAGTTCAATCTCTTCGTTGGTCCCTTCAGGCATGAGGGTGAGTCTCCGCTTGATCCGCTTCAAAGGGAGTCCCTCTTTAGCAAGCCAGAGCATTCGGTCGTAGTCGGCTTTGATTGTCATAGTTTACTAGGTCTTCCTGCGGATATGTATTGCCAAGCAGAAGAGTCCCGGCTGTACAAATTCTTAAAGGGGAGCAGGAGCCAACCTCTAGGGGCACAGCTCTCTCGGCCTAACGTCCAACGTCTATGATAGAGACTCTCAGAAATCATTCTAGCACCCAGAGGTGGTGGTCATCGGGAACAAACGTAATTGCAAATTCTCCACTAACAGAGCCTGTAGCTCTTACGAGCCAACCTTCGGGAACCCACATTCTATACGTGGAGGCTGTGACTGCCTCCCACTTGCATTTGTTAGCCATGTATCCTCTCCTCTGCTATTTTGAAGTAACCGGTGTCAAGTTCAATTCCGATAAAGCTTCTGTTGGTGTTTTTGCAGGCCACTCCGGTCGTGCCTGATCCCATCGCGAAGTCGAGGATAGTCTCGCCCTCTTTGGTGTAAGTCTTTGCTAAGTATTCCATCAGCGATACAGGTTTCTGCGTGGGGTGTACCTTGCCGCTGTTTGCTTCCCACTTGCCGGTGATAATCGTATCGGGATTCCTGTGGGTGTAGGTGCGGGTCTTCTTATCGGAACCGTTCGTGTTTAGTTGGTAGGCCGACTGCTTCCCCTTCTTCCCATAGTTCTTCACCGTTACCGGCTTATTTCTTTTGGTCATCTGCGGGTAGTAGTTTAGCTTACCCTTCCCAAAAACCAAAACACTCTCGTGCTTATTCATGGGCATTATCTTCGCGTTGATAAAGTTGCGGGGGATATGTTTGTCCCACACCCAATCATACTTGAACTTTTTGAGGTTGCTGTTGACGAGTACGCTGGTGAACGGTTGCGTTGCCATCAACACAATCGCCCCTTTGGGTTTTATAACCCTTTCCAACTGCTCCCACATTGGCCCAAGAGGGATTATCACATCCCACTTGCACGCGCTCGTTCCAAAAGGAGGATCGGTAAGGATCAGATCAACGGAATTGTCGGGGAGAGTTTGCATCACCTCGATGCACTCACCTTGTCTTAGATCAATCAATTTAATCTTAACCAGGGCCAACCAGCCCTGTCTCCTAAGCCTGCGGGTGCATAAAGAGCCTTCCGGGGAACCAATAGGTAGTATTTATGGCTTCTTAAAAAGTCCTTACTTGCCTGCCATGTCTTTCGATATTGTTTTTTAGTGCAAAACATATATAAGTCTATTTCATTTCCCCCCAGTTGGCTACTGTCTTGATGTCAGCACGAACTGGTACAGACATTTGGACGGCTCGTTCCAGCCAATAGACGACGTCCTTTTTGACCTTCGCTTCTAAGCCATGTTTACACTCGACGACAACCTCATCATGGACGAAGTTCACGAAGTAGGCATCGGTGTTCCAGATCCCCTCGTCGATCCATTGCTGCCGGAGGTTGACCAACGCGATGGCGATGTATTCAAACGCCGCAGACTGGATCGGGAAGTTCACGAACTGGTTGAAGCAATGCTTGAAGTGTTTCTTCAATTCCTCTCGGGTGATCCTTCTCTTCCTGCCGAAGATGTTGGTGACAACTCCATCGGTGTTAAGGAGCCTCTTCATGCGTTGGTGGTATCTTTTCACCCCGCTGTATGTGTTGAGGAATTGCTCAACAATGTCGTTCCATTGCTGCTCGGAAAAGTCTGGATACTCATACCACATTCGGCGTCCCGAGGCTGCGTAGATCAGAGAGAAGTTGCACTGCTTGCCGTAGGACCTGTTCCCTTGGAGAGCAGAGACTTGGTCGGTGGTTTGCTGATGAAGATCTAGTCCATGCCAGAAGCCGTTGTCTTCGTCTTCGTAGACGCCGCAAGCTGGACAAGTGTGTTGGATAACGATGTTAGATCCGGAGGCTCCGCAGCTCTTGCACTTCCAGTCTGTGTATGCCTTGGTAAAGCCAGGGTCACCTGTGACATGGGCACAGACCCTCAACTCGATCTGAGAGAGATCGCTCACGATCATGGAGAAACCATCTCGGGGGACGAAGCCTGTACGAATCGAGAGGTCGTCAAAGATCTTGTCGAGTCTTGCGGGTTGGTTCTGGAGGTTAGGGTTGGTATTTCGCGTTCTTCCCGTAAGGGAAATCAGCCAAAAATTGGAATGTATCCGGCTGTTCGGATCATTCATCGCCATACGGGAGAGAGGCTCGACGTAGGTGCCGATCATCTGGGAGGCTGTTCGGAACTGTTTGATCTTGTGGGCGACAGGATATCTCCGGGAGAGTGTGTTCAACGCATCGGCGTCAAGCTTCCACCACTTCCCTGTTGGCACCTTATCCAACCCTCGGGTCGAGTATCCCAGCTCGTCAAAAAGTCTGACCGACATCTGGGGTCCGGACTTGATGTTCACGTTTCCGATCAACTCGTGGATCTCGGTTTCGTATTTGTCTCGGAGTTTCTGGTAACCGTGGAGCAGCTCTCGGGCTCGGTCGAGATCCCAATAGAAGCCCACGTACTCTAAGTCGGAAACCACCAAGAGAATCCTCATTCGGATCTTGATAAAGTTATCCCACAGACCCTCTCGCACGATCATCGGCTTGAGGTGTTTGTAGAGCTTTAACTCCCAGTAAACATCGTCCTTGGCATAAGCCTCAAACGTCGCCCCTCCGGCTTCCCAGGCAGGCATATAGCTCTGCATTTGGTAACCGAATATATCGAGGACCAGATGCTCCAGCTTCATCTTATTCTGCTGGCGGTTTTCGTCGAGAAGGTTGTAGCCAATCATCGGATCACGAATCCCATTGGGGTACTCGTGGGAGTCGATAATGCCGACAGCCTTTAGGCACTTGAGATCGTACTTAGCGTTATATGCGATGGCTTCAATGTCGTCGTCGGGGAAGAGGTTTCTTATCACTTCCCGGATGACGTTCATATCAGTCAAATAGACGGTGATCTCTTCGGTAGCGAACCCCATGCCATGGAGCTTAAAATCAGTAGCCGAGAGATTGGTATCGTGGGCGTGTTCTACATCGAAGCAGAACATCTTGTGTTTTCGCGCAGAGGCGATAAGTTCTTGTGCGGTGTACATAGAGATCCAGCAAGAGAAAAAGAAGCCCCCGCTCACCTAATAATAGGAGAANGGGGGGGGGGCGAGTATCTGGCAAGACACTTCGTTAGTAGTTTACCTGTTGTCCACCGGCTGGTTGGCCGGGAGGACCTTGGTAACCACCTTGGTTTCCTTGCGGAGGCTGCTGGTAGCCCCCTTGTTGTCCACCACCCTGGTTGCCTCCACCTTGGAAGTTATTCTGTTGAGCGTTTGCCAACTCTTTCATGGCTTCCTCAACTTTCACAGGATCGGGAGCGATAAGAGTCGCCCAGTCATGGACAGCGTTGTCAGGGTATTGGGCCAGATCGACCATTCCCTGGAACGAGAAATCATCACCAGTCTTAGGAGACTGTTTGTCTCGGCTGCGGAAGATCTTGAAGTGGGCTCCACGAAGGGAGTGACCCATCGACTGAAGCTCTTGCATCTTTCGCTCGAAACGCTCCATCACATTTTGCTTGAAGCAAATGATCGTCTTGAAGTTGTTGACCAGTCCCTGCTTGGATTGGAATCCAGTGCAGTCGATAGCCGACATCATCATCGCTTTGTAGCGACGTCCATCTTGTGCAGTCTCTGCACGTTGACACATAGGACAAGGAATCCCCAGCGGTTGCAAACAACTGTAGTAGTGCTTGAATCGTTGGGCACCTTCCCCGAACTGGGGATTGTGTTCAAAGACGATGATCGGTCCACCCGCAGAAGGAGCAGTGCCCCACTCCGTTAGGAAGATCACATCTTTGGACTCACCCTGCTTGATATAAAGACGATGGATCTCGTCCTTAAAATCGGTTTGGTCAGGGTTGACCATGTCCTGTTGCATCCAATCCGGGGCTCCCGTACCAGCCTGTGGCTTTTCCGTATGTTGCGGAGTAGTTGGGGCTGCGGCGGGGGGAGTGGATACTGGAGCAGAAGGCTCCGGGGTTTGACCTGTACCAGAAAGGTAAGCAGGTGCAGCAGACTGCGGCGGGGTGTCATCTGGTTTGCCCATTGGGCTCTCTTCGTTGGACATGTTGTCCTCCTGGGGTTCTGGGCTATCGCCCTTTAAATAATGTTCTCTGCTTGAAGCAGCGAGGTAAAGAATAGCTTATCACACCCACCCATGTCAAGCTCCTTGGGCTCCCATGTGATGGTTCTAGGTTTCGACTGTAGGTTGACTAATTTCTTCATTCCTTCGGCTGCGCCTTTGATCCCGGCGTCGTCCATATCGAAGAACAAATAGACGTGGGTGTCAAGCTCTTGGAGGATCTTTGCTTGCTCGTCGGTGACCTTCGCCCCAAACGTACAGAGGACATCAAGCTCGTGGCACTGCGCCCAATACCAGATGTTCATCATATCGAAAAAGCCTTCGACGAGGATCGTCCTGCCATAGCCTTTCCAGTGCTGCAAGCCTCCTAAGATTCGACCGGTCTCCATGCCGAAATAGTTGTAGTATTTGCGGGAGTCATTGACGACAGTTCGACCTACTGCTCCATAGAGATGATCTTCGTAAGGCTCTCGGCAATAAACTGGCTGGACGATTCTCGCATAGTCATGGTGTCGGAGATCCCACCATTCACACATCCCCTGGTTTACATTCCTCTCGATAAGAAATCGACCTACGTGGGTGGTCTTAGAGAGTTGCCTTATCTTTGGCATGTGGGCAAGGGCTTCGTACTTCATCATGGCAACAGGTTCTAACTCCGTTGTGGGTTGATACCAGTCGTCCAACCCTTGGGTGATCTTGTCGAGGGTGTCCCCGAGTGTGACTTGATCTGAGACTTGTAGGCGCATGCCGAGGTCGATCAGATCCTGCCTGCCGGAAAGACTTCCCACTGTGCTGACCAGGGAGTGTAGGGGTCCCTTCTCACCACAGGTGAAACAGTGGTAGACAGCGGGTGTCTTTGAGTAGTTGATCGAGCAGGAAGGCTTCCCGTCTGACCCACTCTTGTGCGTCCACTTTGCCAACGGACAGGTACAAAGCATCTGCCCTTTGTCACGAAACTTCTCGTTGAAGTCCGTCACCCCCGTCCTTGTCAAAATGTCTAACGCTCGCTCTCGCTCCATCGGTGATCCTTATGGAAAAAGGGGTCCGGGTTGTGCCGCTTTATAAAGGTCTCGCAGTTCGTCTGCGGTGATACCTGTCATAGGCTCGCCGCAGTACAAAAACTTAACGGGGAATCTTACGGTCCTGTTCTTTCCTACCTGGAAGATGTGAATCCACTTGCCATCTATAATCTTGTGGAGCCTACTTGCCATGCGTGTGTTGCCAGCCGTTCTGCCAATGCGCCCACTCACGCATAATGACGTAAGGGTTCTGGTCTTTCTTCTTGGCAGCAAGACCTTCAACGTAGGGATGGTCGTCAGGTCCCCCATGCTTCCTTATCACAAACTGCTCATGGTAGAACGCCTGCGTACCAAAGGGAGCCTTCGCTCGGAAGATCGCTTCCCTATCGGTGACGTTTGAGATTGTGATTCGCTTTGGCCCCTCGTTGCGGCCCATGGTTCGTTTTGAACGGGATGCTTTTCTTTTTCCCTTTTTGGAATCGGAATCCTGGCTTGGCGTTTTTGGCGGGGACTGCTGGGGGCTCTCCGTCGATGACGAGCTGGGAGAGCTGGGAGAGGGAGTCTGCGATGAAGACTCCGGCTTGGGCAGTGAGGGCGTCCCCGATTGAGCCATAAGCATTTGTAAACTGCTCGACCGTAACTCCGGCTTTGCTGGCAGCTCGGGACATTCTGTGGAGGGCTTCTTCGGCATCTAGGGTCTCCTTGTTATAGAATTGTTGGTACTCCATGTACCCTTGACTGTAAAGTTTCTTAATCGGGATCTTGATGACTGCAGTACTCCAACCCTCGCAGCCAAACTCACCTCTGTTGTAGGTGTGGAGTCTGTATTCCCCTTGGGAGTAGTCATGGTAGTGGGCTATCGCTCTCACCTTGCCCACCCATGTTTGCTTTCTAATTCAGCCAAAACATCACCCCAAAGGTTTTTAGGAGTTTCGCCTGTAGCATAAAGTGTCTTGTAGGGTATGTCCATCCAGCGGGGCTCCTTGCCTCCACCCCTGCGAACCATTACGCAATACGTGAGGGGTAGTTTCATTTTTATATCCCAACCGTCGCGGAGTGCGGGGTGTCGAAAATTAGCTCGTCGAAGTTCATCGTAGTAAGATCCCAATTTGTTATCAGATCCTCGTGATGGTTTTCACCTTTGGAGTCTCGCTCCTTCAGGTTCTTCCAGGTCATTTCGTTTTGTAATCTCTGGTCTTCGTCGGCAATCATTTCGATGACTACGTCGGGGTCGATGATCCACTCTCGGGCGTATCGGATTTTGTATCCACGTTGCTTGTCTGTCTTTTTGGAGTTGTCGGTGACGTCTCCTTGCTGTGTAGTAACCACCCAAGGAACGTCACTAACTTCTGAAGCGGTTTGTAGATCCCCCACGATTTGAGCAGCACTACCCCAGTCGCCTCTTCCTTTCTCGCCGGTAAAGCGGTATCCACCATCAACGACAACGAGGTCGGGCTCATATTCTTTAACGAGAGCAGTAACATCACTGACTGTTTGCACGAGTTGCTTGTCAGCGATGAATATGTCTCCTTCGTCATACTTACCGTAATGGAGTTGTTGCTCCCATCGTCGCTCTGTGAAATAGTCCAGTTCAGCATCTCGGAAGTCTCCCCAGGGGAGTTTGTGGTGGAGGACATCTAATCTCCTTTCAAATCGTTTGGTTGACATTTCCATGGTAACGAGTAGCACCCTTTTTCCGAGTCCCATAGCGAAGTCGGAGAAGATACAGCTCGCCCACGATTTACCGGTGTTGGCTGTGGCAGCAATGACATGGAGCTGTCCGTTAGCCCAGCATTGGATTCGGTCGTTGAGACTGTTCCAAGGTGTAAGGACTCCAGGAAGTTCAAGAGAGGCTTGGAGGTCAAGGTATTCTTCAAATCGTTTCTCTCCATCTTGCCTAAAGGATCGGACNACGGCTCCGCGTTTTCCAACTTGGTTTTGGAGAGCGATCTCTGCAATCTTGCGGAGGGCTGCGTCGGGGTCCTGCCCTTCAAGGGATCTGGCGACTGCTTTGAGTTCATTGGTAATCGTCCCTCCTAGTTGGCGTTTTCGTACTTGGTCGCAGAGGTAGGCAAGGGGCTCGTCTGCCGGGGGGAAGACTAGACCCTTTATGTTGTCTTGGACTTGGGAGGGCGTCGGCCAAGCTCCAAAGTCTTGCTGGTATTCGGTCTGCCACTCAAATCCTTTTCGGGCAGTTCCCGAGAGGTCTCGTGAAGAAATTCCAGCGGTAGTTAACTCAATCAGTGACTGTTCGGTAAGAACCGCTTTAAGCAGTCTCAGGCCCAGGACGTCTTCCATCGGTGAATTCTTTCTGTCGATCTTCGCGGAAGTTATGACCTGTGACGACAATAGGTGTCACAGCTTCGCGGAGGGCTTCGGTGAGTGCTTGGTAATGGTCTTTGAGAAACTCTGTGTTGTGGTTCGTCGTGATGATCGTACACAGGTTAGCATCTATGCGGGTACGAACCAAATGCTCAATGGCTTGCTCCGAGAATTTTACGTTTCCCTCCCGGACTTGGAGTTCATCGATGACGAGGAGAGGCACAGTTTCCGCGCGATCCTGGACAGAATATTTCTGGTCGAAATCGTGCTGCTGGATGACCTGCTGGGGGTAAGCTCTGGCAGTGATCCAGTATCCGATGATGCCCCGCTGGCATGCCGCTTTAAGGCATATAGAAGCAAGACCTGTCTTTCCCAT